CTTTATTTTACCATTTTGGGGATCAGGTGTGAGACCAGTGTGTGATGCACACTCTGACATAATCTGTGTAGAACCCGGTATTGGTTACGCAGGTGGTCATTGGGCACGTTGGAAAATATTTGAAAGCTATGCTATCTATCATGCCTTTTGTGGTATGCAAAATGTAGGAACCTGTCGCCAAGATTGGTATGAAACTGTGATTCCTAACTACTTTGACCCCAATGACTTTGATTATACCCCAGATCAAAAGGAAGACTACTTCTTGTATCTTGGGCGAGTATATGAGGGCAAAGGTGTACACGTAGCTATCCAAGTTGCTCAAGCCACTGGAATCAAATTAAAGATAGCTGGACAAGGCAGTCTTGAGAGCATGGGTTATGTTGAACCCATGGAGAACATCGAGTTTATTGGATACGCCGATATTGAAACTAGGCGGCAACTTATGGCGCGGGCACGAGCAGCATTTGTGCCTAGTATGTACATAGAACCATTTGGTGGCGTACAGATAGAAATGCTGATGTCAGGTACGCCTACTATCAGTACTGATTGGGGTAGTTTTGTGGAAAACAATCTACACGGGGTCACTGGCTACAGATGCAGAACATTTGACCAGTTCTGTTGGGCTGCTGAAAATGTAGACAGAATTGATCCTGCTGCCTGTAGGTCTTGGGCTGTTAAGAACTTTAGCTTAGATGCAGTAGCACCACAGTATGAAGAATTCTTTCAAAATGTGCTAGACGTATATGAGAGCAAGGGCTGGTACCAGCGTCATCAACGCCGTGACATGGATTTCCGTACCAAACACTACCCTTGACAGCGGTTGTGATTGGCGCTATACTAAGGGCACAGTAAACAAAAGGAGCCAACATGCGTTATCCCGACTACATGACCCTAGAAGATATTGCTGAATTTGAACTTGATATGGCTCGTTTTGATCTGGATCCTAGCATGGAATTTGACGAAATCAATCGTATTCTACGTGAGATTTACTTAGATGAATTGGCCGCAGAAAGTGAGATGTTGCAGTTTTACAACATTTAGTAGTGGTTGAACTAGTACTCAGATTTCACTATGACTTTGAAGATCAAGCACGACATCACGCACCTAGACATCTTAGGACAAAGTCTAAAAGTTGACGATTTTGTGGCCTATCCTAGTAGTTCGGGGCTAGGGCGCAATCAACTCAAAATTGGCAAGATTGTGGACTTTACTCCTAAAATGGTTAAAGTTGTACATTTACAACGGCGCAGTGTCTACGAAGCTCGAATTACAACTCGTTACCCTGCTGACTGCATAAGACTTGACGACGAGCTTATGACCATGTATATTCTTAAAAGTGACTTACAATAAGGATTGAGCATGAAAATTGTGCAAGAGACTACGCGGTGGACTGATAGTGTAGCTAATAATCTCTATCTTGTTACTGACAACATGGAGTATATTGTTGCATATGTGCCACAGGGGGCTACTTCAGCGCAAAGGTTTAAGAAGCCAATTCGCTGGGATTCACGTGGGCGTACATTCAAAATTCTCAAAGAGATAGCAGAAAATGATGCGAATTCTATCGTAGTAGAGGGGTCAAAAGGGCAGAGGTATACCCTAACTCGTGCAAATGGCACTTGGTCATGCACTTGCCCGGGTTATGCTTACAGGGGGAACTGCCGCCATGTTGCCGAAAAAGTGTAGTATTTGTCGGCTACCCTATAGCCCTGACTGCGATTTTCGGCAGGGGCGATGCCCCTTGCATCCACCTTTGATTGATACCCAAATGTGGCTTAAAAACAACATTTTGCGGCAGATTTACAACACCTACAGTGGATTAAATTTGTCTATAGTAGAGATTGTGTTCCTAGCAGGAATAACCCTTTACTTGACTTGGGTATTGGTTTCAGCTATAATAATGAAATAGTAAACAACACGGAGCAACACAGATGAGCCAAGCTAATATTCGTATCAAAGCAGGTACCTATCGTAATTTTGATTGTGCTGGTCGTGTATTTGAGTTAGTCAAGCAGTATACCCCAGGTGTTAAAGGTGGCTTTGTTACTGTTAAGAATGGCGGTAACTTTCCTGGCTTTCCAGAAAATGTGCGTGTCAATGTTAATCATTTCACTGACTATGAGTTTGTTGGTGAGGCTCCCGCTGCCGTTGTTAGCGAAGTAGTGGCAGAAGCTCAAGCTATTAGTCAAACTGACGAAGAGCGTATTGCTGAGATCGCAGAACGCTTTGAGATTCTTAACGACATGAGCAAGGCCTGTATTGCAGGCGAAATTCGTGCTATGATCGTTAGTGGCCCTCCGGGAGTAGGCAAGAGCTTTACCGTTGAGCGTGAAGTTGAGAAGGCTCAACTGATTGACCAATTGGCAGGCAAGCGGCTTCGCGCAGAAGTTGTCAAAGGTAGTGCCACTCCAATTGGTCTGTATCAGACTCTGTACAAGTACTCAGACAAGAACTGTGTACTGGTGTTTGATGACTGCGACAGTATCTTGCTTGACGACGTGTCACTAAACTTGCTCAAAGGTGCCCTGGACTCTGGCAAGAAGCGTAAGATTTCTTGGTTGAGTGAGTCAAGTGCTCTGCGCCGCGAAGGCATTCCCGATAGCTTTGAGTTCCGTGGTTCTGTGATTTTTATTACTAACCTCAAGTTCGATGGTATGAAGTCACAAAAACTGCGTGACCATTTGGATGCGCTTCAAAGTCGTTGTCACTACTTAGATTTGACACTTGACACCATGCGTGACAAGCTATTGCGTATCCGCCAGATTGCTGGTACCGGCGACTTGTTTGCGGACTATGACTTTGAAAACGGTGAGGACCAAGAAGTTATTGCGTTCATGGAGCGTCATCAAAATCGTTTACGCGAGATGAGTTTGCGTATGGCAACTAAGATTGCAGATTTGCGTAAGAGCTTTCCTGCAAAGTGGCAAGCTCTTGCTCAGTCAACTTGCATGAAAATGGCATGAACGATTTAGCAAGACGTATTGCTCAACAAGCAGCCCGGGATACGGATTTGATGTATCCCGGGGATGCTTACCCAAGTGCCATCATTCGTAGACTTGTTGAAGACTATGTGTTAGAATTAAACAAGTTGAAATGGGTTGGTGAGGATGATGGGTGGAATCAAGCAGTCAAAGCTATTCAGGCGGACATTAAAAAACGGTTTTTGGGATGAGGACATGGGATTAGATCAATACGCTTATATTGCTGCTCGTAAACAGCAACGTGCCGACTATTGGGATGGTGTTGTGCCACGCAAAGACTACCAAGCAGGCGAACTACACTATGAGAACCCAAGTGTGCCAGAACCTGTAGAAATCGCATACTGGCGTAAACATCCTAACCTCCAAGGTTGGATGGAGCAGTTATTTTTTGACAAAGGCGGTAAGTGTGACACATTCAATGGTGTAGAAGTTGAACTCACCTGGGAAGACATAGATCGTTTAGAACAGGATGTTCGAGCTGGACGTTTACCGCCTACACAAGGTTTCTTCTTTGGCAGCAACAGCGACGAGCATTATAGAGAAACTGACTTAGAGTTTTGTCGTCGTGCCAAAGCAGAATTGTTCATGGGCTTAAAAGTATTTTATAATTCATCATGGTAACTGAAACCTTTTATATCAAACGTGGTCGTCGCTACGTTCCGGTACGTGAGTATGATGCTATGTTGCAAAATGCACTACCACATGGCAGTTATGTCACTGTGGTACGACCTGGCGCAAGTGTGCAAAGGTGGGCTGTTGACCCGGCATACGCTCCTATGATTGCAGCTGGCATTGTGGCTCGTGAAGCCATGAGTAAGGTAATGCTCGCAGCTAGTGAAGTAAGACTCAGCGGCGAGCGTAAGCCCATGACCCAAGAGCAGCGCGATGCATGGGAAAACCTGATAGCAGTATTTGGTCCAGCAGCTCGTCAATTAGAACATCCAAGTGTGATGGAAGTCACTCAAGCTGGTGTGGATGCTATGATAGCAGAAGCAGAACGCTTATTGACTCATCCCTCGGTGCGTTCAGCATATGAACATTTTATCACTGTGTCTAAACTAGTGGAGGACTATAATGAGCGGGTATAACCTTATACGCAAGATACGATACCTAGAGGAAGAATGCCATAAACTAGGTTTCCAGATTTGCCCTGCTCAATACCATATGAATGATTTTGGCGACGTCGTAGCACTCAAGGCCAGGGACGAGTGCCTGCCTATCTACAACAGAGATGCTGAATTGTTTGTGGGCACTCTTGAAGACCTGGAGCGTTGGATACAGGGTTTCCAGTTCGCTCGCAAGTACGACAGCATGGTCATGGGTAAGGCACACGATGCTCGTAGAGATCGCCGGGAGCAAGACTATAGGAATCGGCGATTGTTGAAACAGATTGAAACTGGCAAACTGGATCCAGGCGTCAAATTCGGTAGTCCCAACGGTGCTTGATGACTAGTCTTAAATACCTTCAACAGTTTGAGAGCATAAGCCATCAATTGGCTGCTCAAGGCATGCGTATGGAAACCAGACAGACATATGGTGCCTTTGCAAGTATGCCCAATGTGCAGGTCGTAGCAGTTTACCCTGCTGCAAATGGACTTCCGCATTATGCTAGAGACGCTGAACTGTTTATAGGAACCTTAGATGATCTACAGTTATGGTTAGCTGGTATACAATGGCTTACAACATACTATAGCATGATTGGTATTGACAATGGTACAAAGAGGCACAAAATCGAAGAAGCAGAAAGTGAACGCCAGTTACTTGAAAGTTTAAGAACAGGTGAACAACCAAGGAATCTGAAAAGATGACTAGTCAAGCCGAAGAACTGCTCCTGCGTGATGCCATGAACTTCTATGTGAGCATAACAGAAGTTTATGGTGCAGAGAAAGGCATAGAGATGTTCACTGATCTCTGTCAAAATGTCTGCCCGGAACTTGGCCAAAGAGTATTCTTCACGATGCTTCGAGGACAAACACGCGGTAGAGTCACTGTACGTGGTTTAGCTGATCCTCATGATCGGGTTGGTTGTGTGCGAGAAATACGACGCCTTACTGGCTGCGGGCTCAAAGAAGCCATGGACCAGCTCAAACAGCTTGCTCAAGGGCGTGAAGTTGTGTTAGAATTACAGGGTGGTGCTGAAGTTAGCACATATAGTTTTCAACAACTTGGATTTATTATTGCTTAGGAGTCGCTGTGAACTTTGCTAGATTTTGTGAATTAACTGGTCATAACTTAACTGAGGTTGCTCGCTTTCTATGGCCTTGCTATGGTGAGAACGCTTATAACTTCAGTTATTGGAATGAGGACCATGATGGGTTCAGTATCAATACCATTGTGCGTCTTGACGGTATGATCGTCGAAGTTGTTGAAGTGTGCGACTATGCCGGCAATCGTGCTTATCGTTGGTTCAACCCTGCGACTGGTGCTCGTGAAGCCTATATTAAAGCAGCACCAGCACATTGTGAGAACTATCGTCAAGCCTGGGATGCGGTTGACTTTGTTGAACTCGATGTCTTAGATGACTTCATTGCCAAAGCTGAAGCCATTCGTGATGGTAGAGATTATGACGAGCGTGTTACTATGCCCATTGATATCTCCGACGAGGACTTTGCTAGTATCGCTCGCATGGCACATGATCGTGACATCACCTTTAACCAAATGGTAGAACATATTCTGCGTGAACAGATTGATCGTGTTCGACGAGAAACAGCAGCCGTTTAATTATCGCGCTCCGGCCTCGCAGCCTTAGGTGCCCTCAGGGGCACTTTTTTTTTGACTTGCAATCATAATTATTATATAATAGGCGTATGAAACAACTACCATACATTGAAGATTACATAGACATTCTAGGTGGCAACTTTCTTACATGGCCACCTAAAGATCCTGTTATTAAATTAGCTAGGTATGACGAACCTATCGTACAGAGCATGGCCGAACAAGTCAATAGAGGACTAGGATTCACAGATCGACAAAGTGTGCTAGCTCACAAAATTGTAGTAAAATATCGCAAGCAATGGGCCACGGCCGGTTATGATGTAAGTGAGCACATTGAGCGTGGCAGGTTCAAATTACCTATCAGATCGGTAGATAGAACAAAACGCATATCTATTGTTGATGGAGAAATTAGGATCAACTTTCCTTATGACCAAGAGCTTATAAGTCGTATGCGAGCCGATATTACCACGGTACCAGGTCGGTTACAATGGGATTCTAATAAACATAGTTGGGTGGCTAGTTTAATTGAACCTAGGATAATTTGGGCACGTGAATTTGGTATCAAGAATGGTTTTGAGTTCGCGCCAGAATTCACAGCAGTGTTAGAATCAATGCTGAACACCACAGACTACAGCATAGCATTAACTAGATCAGATCATGGATTCACTGTAACTAATGCCGAATCAAGTTTACTAGATTATCTCTATGAGCGGGTCGATGCTGATAATCTCATTGGTCTAATTGATCATTCGGCTATATTAGGTTATGAAGTTGATGCAGAATTGCGCGAACAAATTCTATCAGAACATTCTGACACCAAAGCCAAGTTACTACTTGAACGTCAAGTAAACATAGGATTTACTAAAGATATTCTTGATTTTGCAGATATTGTAGACTATGCAGAATCAACAAATCGCTGGCCTATATTTGTCTACGAGTCTGGCAGTAAAAAATTACACAAGCTAATTGCCCAACATTTTGCCTCTGAAGATATAATAAGTTCGGGGCATCATTTGCTCACACATGAGGACATAACCAGTGCTCGTGTTGTATATTTTACCAATTGGAAAAACCTGGATTATGACATGCCCTTATTAGTTACCATGCATACATTATTGATTGGGCACAGGCGTCAGCAGGTTGCGGCTCGTGCAGAAAAGATAGTATACTACACACAACTTGCAGAACCTGAAAATGCCTGAAGCCCTATTAGAAATTCGTGACGAAGTAAATGTACGCATACAAGGTCTAGACGTTAATCTTAGGCGTACTCTAACCAATCGATTCAAATATGAAATACCCGGTGCTAGGTATCTGCCAGCTGTAAGGCTAGGACGTTGGGATGGCAAGGTCAGCTACTTTAGTTTAGCTGGGGCTACCTATATCAACCTATTACCAGAAATCATACCCATATTAGATGAACACGGGTATGACATTGAAATCAACGATACAAGATCATATAAAACACGTTTTGATTTTGTTCAAGTGACTGAGAATCATTTCAGCCAACATCTTTGGCCCGAAGGACATCCACAGCAAGGACAACCAGTCGCTCTACGTGATTACCAAGTTGACATCATCAATAGGTTCTTGGCTAATCCACAATGTATCCAAGAAGTTGCCACAGGCGCAGGTAAGACTATTATGACCGCGGCACTGAGCGCCAGTGTCGAAGCATATGGGCGCACTATCGTCATAGTACCTAACAAGAGCTTGGTTACTCAAACCGAACGTGATTACAGAAACATCGGACTAGATGTTGGGGTATACTTTGGCGATCGTAAAGAACTAGGCCACCAACATACTATATGCACTTGGCAAAGTCTCAACGTGTTGCTTAAGAATACACAAAGTGGTGATACTGAAGTCACTATAGGTGAGTTCTTAGAGAATGTAGTTTGTGTGATTGTAGATGAAGTACACATGGCCAAGGCCGATGCACTAAAAACTCTATTAACTGGAGTAATGAGTTCGGTACCTATACGTTGGGGCTTGACTGGCACTGTGCCCAAAGAAGATTACAATAAGTTAGCCCTATTATGTACACTGGGGCCAGTGATAGGGCAACTTAGTGCTAGTGAGTTACAGGACCAGGGTGTATTGGCCCAATGCCATGTTAACATCATGCAGTTGATAGACCACAAAGAGTTTACTAACTATCAAAGTGAACTCAAATACCTACTAGAAAATGCAGATAGACTTGATTACATAGCCAGCGTGATAGAGCGTGTACGTGAGTCAGGCAATACTTTAATCCTAATAGATCGTGTAGCAGCAGGGCAGGCATTGGTATCTAGGATACGTGATGCAGTGTTTGTTTCAGGAGCTACCAAATCAGGTGATAGGCAGGAAGAATATGACGAAGTGGCAACGGCATCAGATAAAGTCATTGTCGCCACCTACGGTGTGGCGGCAGTTGGCATCAATATCCCTAGGATTTTTAATCTTGTGCTTATTGAGCCTGGTAAGAGTTTTGTACGTGTCATACAAAGCATTGGGCGCGGCATTAGAAAAGCGTCAGACAAAGACTTCGTACAAATCTGGGATATAACATCATCATGTAAGTTTGCCAAGCGGCATCTTACACAAAGAAAGAATTTTTATAGAGAGGCGAACTATCCATTTGACCTTGAGCGGGTGGATTACGTATAATAACAACATGAGCAGAATACTTAACCTAGAAACTAACCGAGCCTACAACCTTAATGAAATTCCTGACGAGGTTGAGGACTTACGTTTTTGTGTGCTAGATAACTCGGATCCCAAAGCACCAGATTATTTTTATATCCCACTAATCTTCTTAGAAAGTTTTAATTCACCAGCCCTAGTACTACGTATAGGTGAGCAGACTATAAAAATGCCAGTAGATTGGCAATTGCTGATTGGCGAGTCAGATCTAGGAGACTTAGAAGTAGTACCACTTACCAGTATAAACGATCGTGGATTCTCAGCATTTTGTTTTAATCCTATTCGAAGTTATAGACCAGAATTCCATCCAGTGGAAATTGTAGACATCTATCAAGACGTCAAATGGTATTTCCCTAAACTACGTAGTGGACAAATGTTAGCAGTGCCAATATCTGAAGATGAGGACAATCCCTTGTGTGCATTTTTTGTTAAAGATATTAGTCGTCTTAGTGAAGTAGTTGACTTTAGTCGAGCTTGGTAATGGCCAAGAAAGAACGTAAGTTATCATTAGCACGTCAGTTTCGTGCCATGGATACTAAACAGCGTAAATTCTTACAGAGTTTGGACAGTGATGAGCGTAAAGAGTTCAGTCCATTCTTGTCTATGAAGTATTCGGCCAATGTAGAAGGTATACGAGATCTACAAGAATACTATCTTACTGCTGCTAATCAGCGAGTGAATCGACATTTCTTTTCATTAGGGCATCATCCGGAATTACAGTGGTTATTGTGTACCACAGTAAGTCCCGGAATGGGTACGCCTAATCACTATTGGCTTAGAGCCAAAGAAACCAAGTCTGCACAAGAACGTCGTGCTCGTCGTTTCTTAGAGACTATGTATCCTGATGCAAATGATCAGGAGATTGATTTACTCATGGAGCTGAACAGTCATGAGCAGTTGCGAGAACATGCTAGACTGTTAGGATGGGATGAACGTAGAATTAAAGATGAACTATGACTGTGCGGTGTCAGTATTGTCAACGCGAGTTTGTGCGTGAAAAGACCTTGACCAGTCACGTATGTGAACCTAAGCGTCGTTATCAGCAAGAGAATGAAATTGGAGTACAGTGGGGATTACAGGCATACCTAATATTTTATAGTACCACACAATCACCTAAAAGGCGTAATTATGCGGACTTCGTGGACAGTTCTTATTACACTGCTTTTGTGCGTTTTGGTCGCCATTGTCACAGCGTTCATTGCCCAAACCTTGACAATTACACCAGGTGGCTTTTGAAAACTAATCAACGTCTGGACTCTTGGACATCAGACCAACTCTATACCGAATGGTTAATTGAGTTCAGTAGAAAAGAAAATGTCAGAGATGCCCTAGAACGCAGTATACAGACCATGATAGACTATGCACACGAACATCCTGAATATCGCAATGGGTATCAGGACTACTTTAGACTAGTTAATGAAAATCGTATATGTTATCATATCATGACTGGTAGAGTAAGTCCCTGGGCTGTGTATCAATCTGATTCAGGGCAAGAATTTTTGTCTAAGTTAAACGATGATCAAGCAGGTTCTATCATGACCATGATTGATCCTGCCTACTGGCAAGCTAAGTTTAGGGACTCTGCGGAGGATGTGGACTTTGTTAAATCAGTATTA